CTGAGACTCCGTCACTATATGCATGAAATCTAAATAATTTTTCACATGAATTATGTAATCCAGATTTGCTTTCATCACTCAAGCCACTTCTATTAACAGGCTGTGATACTATCCAAGGTGTCTTAGCTTTTTTAAAAGAAGAAGCAAAGTCTTCATATTCTAAGCTAATATTGTCTTTGCTTTTTAGTAACAAATGTTTAATTTCAGTTTCAACATCAACTTTGTTAAAAGAATTTAAGTTTCTGTACTTTGAATATACATAATGTCCTTTATCTAGTATCCAGTTTAAATCTGTATTTAACGCATCTGCTTCAAATCCTTGTCTTAGACTAATATCATCGTAAAACTTTAAAACGTTTTTTGATGAATCCTTAAGACCTTGAATATAAATCATAGGCTTTTTAATTACTGTTGTTTGACCACCTAAAAATGCTGCAGCTGAATTTAACTTTGTCGAAAGCTCTTTCTTTTTTGAAATTATATTTATATCATCAACTTTATTATTCTGAAGGTATAAAGCTGCACCATGACTTGGCATTATAAAATCAGTAATCATTCCTGCTTTATCATCTGAAATATTTAGTTGATTCAGGTAGTCTGTATAAGGCGATACGACGTTTGTTTCAGAAATTGGCTTTACTACTGTTGTTAAAAAATGTACCATACCATTACTGCCACCGCTATTAGTAAAGCTACTTTCTCCTTTAACAATACTGTTTACACTTCCACTTAGAACAAGATCTCCAACTTTAAAACCTGGGTCGCTGCTTTCTAAAGAACCTAAAACTCTTACATAGCTAACTTGATTTTTTCCGTTTTCCAGCCATAGTCTAGCTGCTATTGGACCAGGATCTGTTTTTTGTGAATCAAAGTCACCAAAAACATTTTCCCAAGTATTTAAAATATTGTCGTCACTATCAAAGGATCTTACTTGCTGTGGTACAAAAGCCGGTCCCTGTTGTGAAGTCCCTACGATACAAAGCGTTTCATCTATAAGCGAAACATTATTTTCTTCTTTAAATACAAAAGGAGTGCTAATATTAGCGCTTATTTGACTCTTAATTACATTAGACATTTAATATCCTGTTTTTGTTCTTATATGATATTATTTATTTAATAAGAACAAAAACAGAATTTTTTAATTAATATTGAAGAACACAATTATCAAAGCGAAGAGTTAAAGAGATGTCTGTTGGCTCTTCACCATCATAAGAAAGATCTCCAAAGTTTGCATTAGTTAAAAATGCACCTTTAATATCCCATAGTTCTACAACAGTTCCAACTGGATCAAGCATTTTAAGCTGGCAGTCTCTCTTATAGAAGTCTGCATAACCTGCTCTACCACTAACTGATTCATAGTGTGTACGAATCCATTCCATAACCTGTTGAGCTCCGCTAGGTGCAATCGGATCATGCAATGTAATTGACATTGTATCAAATGTCATCTTACCTGCAATATATCGTTTAGCATTAATAAAGTTAATCTCTTGCTCACCAATTGTAAACGAAGGACGTGCAGCAGTTTTAAGGATAAAGGCATCAATACCCTCAATTGCGAAAATCCAGCGATTCTTTCTTTTTGGCTCGAACTTATTCGGAATCATTTCAGTAACTGAAAGTGTCTCTGCCATTTTATATTCTCCTAAAATTCTTTATATATTTATATATTAATCAATTGAATTAGTTACAACAAAATCAAGCGAAATAAATTCAATAGACTTAGTCGGCTGCAAATAAATCTTGCCTCTAATTGTATTGTTTTCAACATCGTTTTGTGTTGTAGTTGTAGTATCAATTTGCACTTTATATCTATCAACACCTTGTCTAGCTTGAACTTCTGCCATAATCGGCTCAACCAGTGCACTAAACTTAGCAAGTGTTGATTCTCTATTTGGCTCAAATAACAAAGTATTTGCAATATTCTTTACTTTACGACGAATATTAATTAGAAGCCTTCTAACATTTATTCTGTCCAAAGCTGATTGATCTTGAAGTAGTGTTTTTTGACCAAAGGCGTAAACTTCACCTTGACGCCCTGCAGGCTCGTAAATAGGATTGATATCAACGTCGTATAACTCGTCAAGTAATGTTCTGTTCATTTGAACCTTTGAGTTAATAGCATTTAGTCGACCTCTTGTCAATCCAGCAGGAGCAAACCAAGGATCAGCCAATGTATCATTTAAACTCATAACACCTAACATACATACTGAAGGTGGAACTCTCAAAGGTGAACTATTTGATGGTCTTCTTACAATAACATCAGGATAGTACGCAGCAGCAAATGATGAATCTAAACTTCGCGCTGAGAATCTTGCAATTGTATTTCTAACGTGTGATTTAGTTGTTAAATCCAAAATTACGTTGTCAATTCCTGCTTCACTTGATTCTTCAATATCCATTATAAACATTGCATCAAATCTTAGTTCACAAGCTGAAACTGCATAATCTGTAATAATTGGCTCTCTTATACCAGGAATTGCAAGCAATTGGAATTCTGTTGCGCTCTTATCAGATAACACATCAATTGCACGCTTATATGAATCAACAGTAGGCCCAGAGAAAACTGAGTTACCATCTTCATCATGCGCTTCACGATATGCTGCTGTAGATGTTAATTGTGCTTTTTCTTTATCAAATATATTAACACCATCAAAACCGCCTTGCATAACTGTTCTAAACTTAAAGTATTTTACGTTTGTTCCAGTCGCATCAGCAGTTGTCTCTAAGAATCGTGTATATCCAGCCGGCAATGCGCCATCTCTACAATATTGTGCTGATGACCAATCAATTGCGTTTGAAACTACCTTGACAGCAATTTTTTCCATTGAAAAATAACCATTTTCAAATGAATCTGCTACATCACCTTCAAGCACAGCTTTAGTTTCACCTAGATCTGGAAAATATTTTGTCCAAGAAGTTATGCTATGATTAAAATTAATTTGACTTAATTCTTTTAAATCATCTTCAGCATGCAATTTCTTAGCAAATTTAATACCCCAAGGTAATCTACTATCTGCTGATATTGTGCTTCCAGATTGCTTTGAAACTGACTTTACAAAAGGTAAAGGTGTTACTACCAATTTGTCAAAAGTGTGTGCTGGGAGTAAAAGATTGCCAGCTGCTCCATCATCTCCTGCTTCAACAAATATCTTAGCACTTGCATCGCCTGGATGTTTAGTATTTAGAGCTTTAAGACCACCAAAACTTGCAGGTAGAGAGTTAACAGGCACTTCAGCTTGCTTAACTAAATCGTGCATTTCAACTCTGACATATTTATTTCTTACATCAAAGTCACCTGTTTCTTCTAGTCTTTGCTTAATCAAGTCTTTGTCGAAGTTATAGAACATATGTTTATCGCCTATTACGCGAGCAATATAATTTCTACTATCAGGATCTAAGTTAAGGTCTCTCCAAGCAATCAAAACACTGCCACCGACAGGATCAGAATCAAATGATTCTAATGTCAAATCAAATGATCCGTATTTATTAGTTCCATTACTTCTTAAATTAGAAACTAAAACTCTAAATCTTGTATTTGCAACTTCACCGTCATCTAGTGCATGCAACTTAAATAACTTATAAGCACCGCTATTTGACAATGTTGTTCCACGTGAGGAAGTACTTCCTTTGCCAAAAAGTTGTGATGTTATCCAAGGTGATGCTGCTGTTCTAAATCTTGATTCAAAAGAATCAAAATCAGGTATACCAGATGCTACTTTAGAGGGTATGCAAAACGCGTTATTACCTGTAGCAATATCTACAATAGCAGGGTCGATATCCCAATGTGCGTATAAATAATGCCCTTTTTCTTCTATTTTTGTAGGATCTGTATTTAAAACATTTGCAAAATAGTCAGATCTTTCTGGATCAAAAGAACAAGAAATTAATTTTGGTTCTAAATTATCTTTATGTTTAAAGCCATTTAAAACAATCTCTATTGAATCATTATCATCAACTTGGCCTACCTGATAACCAAAAAGTTGAGGTGCAGTATCTCCAAAATTTATTAAATTAGCACCATCAGCAATAGCACCTTCTGTAGTCGAACTTTCGTAATCATCATAATGATTTTCATTCGATGCGACATTAATTGCTGGTATTACACCTTGAGGAGTCATTAAAACGCCACGAATAACAGGTACTGGAGTTGCTGCACCTGCTAATGTTTTAGTGTGTAAATTATTAACAACAATAGTCGCTCCACCTAATAAACTTTGTCCACCAACTGTCTGTGTTAAAACAACTTCATCACCTTCTTTTCTAGTAGAATCTAATGTTATTGTTTTTTCTACTCCAGAACTACCATCTGTTACGTTAAAAACCAAAGAAGGGTTAATTCCTGATATATCACTAAATTTATATTCAGTTTCACTAGCTGTAGTTGCATTATGAGTTAATGCAGTCTTTATACTAGTTGCAATAGTAGCAAGAGTTCCATTGTCTTTTATTTCTATTGTATTTTTGGCAACTGTGGCGGACAATGCATCAACTATTTTAAGCGTTAACGTAACGTCTGTAGTAATTGCAGCCGGTGTCACTTCTTTAGGTAAGAATATAGTAACACTATCTCCAGCTGCAGGATCTCCAGTTATTTCAATTGCATCGGTTAAAGATGCTGCAGTTGCTTCGAGTTGTACACCTGCATCTGTTAAAAAGCGTGAACCAACTTTGTCTGACATAAGCGCACCAAACATATAAGCTCTAGAACCTTTTAGAAGTCCTGCTGATGTGGGTAAATTAGTAGCACCCGTTCTTTTAGCATCAGAATCATCATAAATATGTTCATTATCTGCCAATTTATTTGAAGCATTATGTGATATTTTTGAGCCTAATTTAAATCCTGCATTTGTTACTTTATTTTGCGTTGCTTTAAGACCATCACCAACGCCTAGAACGCGCATAAATGTTCCTGCTTGAGCATTTTTCATCCACTCGTTAATCGCTAAAGGTGCAAATAAGTTTGAATTGCTAGATTTATTTACTTCA